CAGGCCTTTCCCCCCAAGTGGGGCCGAGGAGGGCCGGTACAAGGCGACAGAGCCTAGACTTCACGGCTTGGGGTTCGTTATGCCTAGATTGGAAACTAAGACGCCTAGCGCGGTTACAGGGACGTTTGGTGGTGAGGCCGCCGCTTGGCTTACTAGCGTTTTTGGGATGGAATTGTTTGCCTGGCAGCGTTACGCACTTGATCGGGCGCTGGAGCATGACGCCGATATGAAGCTCGTTTGGTCGGCTGTGATTATTACTGTGGGTCGGCAGTCGGGTAAGTCGTGGCTAAGCCGGGCTATTTGCATGTGGAGGCTGCATCATGGCGAGTTGTTTGGTGAGACTCAAACGATTCTGCACGTTGCTAATAAGCGATCTACTGCGATGGAGGTTATGCGCCCGGCGGGATTGTGGGCGACTGAAACGTACGGGAAAAAGGCCGTGAAGTGGGGGAATGAAGCGGCAGGAATCGAATTACCTTCCGGTGACCGGTGGCTGATTCATGCGGCCAACGATAGCGCCGGGGTCGGCTATTCCGTGTCGATGGTTTTTTGCGATGAAGCGTGGAAAATCCCCCAAAGCGTCATATCCGATTCGATAGCCCCGACGATGGTTATGCGGGAACAACCACAAATCTACCTAGTGTCGACGGCAGGGGACTCACAGTCCGACCTTATGCAGTCCTACCGGCAGCGAGCACTAGACCGCCTGGACGACGATGAACCCTCCACTGTGTTACTACTTGAGTGGAGCGCACCGGCTGAGGCCGACCCGGAACTCGTTAGCACATGGAAGTGGGGCAGTCCCGAATGGTCGGAGCGCCGCGAGACTTTTCTAGCAGAGCAATGGGCGCGCATCGAGGAGAGCGCCTTTAGGCGGCAGTACTGCAACCAGTGGGTTATCCGGTCCAGTCATTGGCTACTGGATAAGTGGTGGACGGCAACTCTCGACCCTGAGGTGAGACTTCCCGAGTCGGGCACCTGGTCGGTTGCGGTCGAAACAGACTTTGACGGGATGGGTCACGCCGTGGCAATCGCCGCACCGAACCCTGAGGGGCTAATCGTTGTCCGGGTCACGACTCACCGGACGATAGCGGAGGTCGATCAGCAACTCGAGAAGATCCGGGCCGAACATCCGAGCCTCTACATTCAAGTGACGCCTGGCTATGTGGATCGGCTACGCCAAAAGTTTGATGCCCTCGTCGGGCAGCGTGAAGCCGTCAGCGCCACCCAAGTACTCCAGGACCTATTCAGCCGCCAACAACTACGCCACGACGGCAGTCAAGTATTGCAAGAGCATTTTGCCAACTCGAAGATAAGCCAACGGCAAGGCGGATGGGTACTCACAGCGCCTATGGGACGGAACGGTGTCTACGCGGCCCGGGCCGTAATGTTCGCCGTGTCTCAAGCCGCTAAAGCCCCTCGTAGTGTGGCGACGATCCGATCACGCCGTACGACACGCAGACACGCATAAATCACGCAAACACACGTAAACCACTACATGTAGTGGTAAAGGGATACAATCGGCCTATGGTGTTCCCCCGAGCCCTTTCACTCGTGCGCGGTCAAGCGTCCCTTTCCCGGACGATGGCAACAGCACAGGAACCTGCAACCGCGCACGTACGTGAATCATCAGGGCTTTATGCACTACTCACTAACCAGTTGGCGGGCCGATCAACGCGACCCACAGCCATGCAAGTACCGGCCTTCGTGGACGCACTCAAGACGTACACACACACTATTAGCGCGTTCCCTTTGCGCGAATACTTTGATGGTCAACCCGTACCGGCCCGGCAACTTCTCTCACAGCCGTCACCGATCTACCCGTACGCCAACGTTATACAGCGCACACTTTCCGATCTTCTCATGTACGACCGGGCCTACTGGCGCGTGATCGACCGGGACTTCGCCGGATACCCAATCTCTGTCGAGGTTATGCGGGTCGAAGACACGACCGACCTACCGCCCTATTACGCAGGGATCGAGGCCAACCAGCAACCACCCGCCGACCCGTTCTACTATCTCGCCAGGCAAATACCGACCCGGGACGTAATCAAATTCTACGGGTCAGGTGAAGGCGGATGGTTAGCCAATGGCGCCACGGCGATTACGACGGCCGCAGCACTCGAAGCCGCGACCTTAATGTATTCCGAAACCCCTATCCCCACCGTGGCGCTCAAAAATTCCGGACCTGATCTTCCCGCCGAACAGGTCGATGCACTACTCGATGCGTGGGAAGAAGCTCGCGCCAATCGTGGGACCGCCTACCTGAACAACACGATCGACGCGCAAGTAATGGGCTTCTCGGCCCGCGATGTGCAACTCGTTGAGGGTAAAAACAGCGCAAGCATCGCAATCGCACGCCTAGCAAACCTTGACCCCATATGGGTCGGGGCCGGTGTCCCCGGATCCTCACTCACGTACTCGAACAGAGTGGATTTATATCGGAACCTTTTGGACACGGCGCTACGCCCCGTAATGAACCTAGTCACCCAAAGACTTTCCATGCCCGATGTCACGCCGCCCGGTTATCAAATAGCGTTCGATACGACCTCATTTCTACGCGACAACACAATCGCAATAGCCGACGTAATTACGAAACTATTACCCCTCGGCGTAATTGACGTCGAAGAAGCAAAAACAATCCTAGACCTACCCGGTCTAGGTGTCTTTAGTGAAATGAACGGAGTCCTAAGGTGAAACAACTTAACACGGAATCGGTCGTGATCTTTCAAGAGCGTGAAGACAAAGACGGCGACATCGTCGGGTCAGGTCACGGCATGGCCGTTCCCTACGGGTCAGAAACCATGATCGGTGGCGTCCGTGAATCCTTTGCCCCTGGTTCATTTGACCTAGCCAACGTAATCGGTAAGCCCTTGGCATATCGTCATGGTGAACCAGTCGGAAAAATCACCGGGGCCGAGAACCGGGAAGACGGCCTCTATATCGACTTTGAGATCGTGGACACGGTCCTAGGTCGCGATGCCGCTGTACTCGCCCGAACCTCAACCATTAAGGGCCTGTCGGTCGGGTTTAACCCGGTGAAGTCGATCATGAGTAAAGCCCGGGACGCTATCCAGCACACGGCCGCCAACCTACTCGAAGTCAGTTTGACCCCCTATCCCGCTTATTCCACCGCTGGAGTAAGCGCCATAAGAGAAACAGAAGGAGCAACAATGTTAGAAAACACCGAGTCGACCGAGGTTAACTCGGTGGACATTGAAGCACGCGAGGCAGTCAAGTCACTGCGAGAAGAAGTCCAAACCATCAGCGCCAAAGCGTTTACCTCCGAGGCTCAACACCCACTCAGTGCGTACCGTTCATTCGGTGAGTACTGCAAAGCCGTCTACAAAGGTGACGCAGAAAACCGCGCCCTCGATGTGCAGACCATTGCCGACGCACCGGGCCTAGTACCCCCGATCTGGTTGCGGGACATTAAAGGCGTATTGGACCGTGGCCGCCCCGTAATTACCGCACTCGGTGGCCCAAGCTCCGCCGTCGGTTCGGGCATGTCGATAACGTGGCCTTATTTTGACGGGAACCTGTCGGCCATTGTCTCCACTCAAGCCGCCGAAAATGACGAAGTAAATAGCGTCGACATTGACATCAAAAAGGGAACCGCCAACCTGGTGACCTACGCAGCCGGATCACGTTTGACCCAACAGGTCATCGAACGCACCGACCCCTCATACGTCGATGCTCACCAGCGCATCATGTTGGGCGCGTTCGGCACCGAAACCGACTACGCCTTCCAAGCCGCACTATGGGCAAACGACACCGCCGGGGTCGACTACGACTTCAGCACAGACACAACCGGCGCAGCATTCCGTGAAGCCGTATTTGCGGCAGCCGTGGACGTCGAAACCGCAACGGGGCAACCCGCCGATGTTGTCCTGGTTAATAGCGCAGTATTTAAGAAGATCGGTGGATGGTCCTCATTCTTCCCCGATTCTTACCCGGTCTCCAACGTGTCCGGTACTTTCAACGCCCGCACCCTGAACCTCAGTGTGGCCGGTCTGCCAATCGTGTTGGCTCGAGCATTTGCCACAGACGAAACACAGGACGCGATCGTCACAAACCGGGCAGCAATCGAATGGGCAGAAGACGGCCCCCGCCTCATGACCAACGACGTAGCGGCCAACCTCGGACGCGACTACTCGATCTACGGGTACGCCGCGGCTCTCCCATTCGTTGCCGCTGGCATCGTCGGAATCTACAACCAGGCATAACCGTGGCACTAGTGACCGGTCAGGAACTGGCCGACAATCTGGATATCGAGTACGAGACACCCGACAGTCTCGTACTCGACTTGCACGCCAACTCGGCGTGTATCCTGATCGGTTACCTAGTCACGCTTGTATCGTTCGAAGCCGAACCAGCACCCCTGAAAATAGCGGCTATGAGTATCGCGGTCGAGACATATCAGGCGGCGTACGCGGCAGGGGGCGAATCTATTAGCGTGGACTTCACACCTTCACCACGGATTAATTCCGCGCTCATGGCTAGGGTCATGGTCCTACTGGCACCCTACAAACAGATGACGACGATGGTCGGCTAATGGCACTTACCACGGAAGCCCGGGAGTTAATCGTTACGAGCTTGACCGGGCTCGGGTACAAAATCTACGACACGGTGCCTACAGTCCCGGTCACCCCTAGCGTCGTCATCGTCCCCGACTCCCCGTGGGTGCAACCGACCCGAATCGGATCAACCCTTAACTATGCAGTCCGGTGGCGGCTACTACTCAACGTCAACGTCAGGGTCAACGCGGTCGCAATCTCAACAACAGAGGACGCCCTCGACGTACTACTGGCCGCGCTACCCGCATCCGTGAACGTCGCGAGTGTAAACGCGCCGCAGCTCCTCAGCCTGGGATCGCAAGGGACCGTCATGTCAACCGAAATCGAAGTACAAATACAAATGAAAGAAGGATAAATCATGCCCGCAATCGGAGTAACTGGAGCCGTGTTCACCGTCTCAATCGGTGGGACACAATACGAGGACCAGGTGACGTCAGGAACAATCAACACGACGCCGACCATCGTCCGCACTAAAACCCTTTCCGGGGTCGCGTTCGATCAAACCGACCTAAACTCGACAATGAGTTTGGATTTCCTATTCGATGAAGTCACAGGCATGTATGGGGCTTTGCAAACCGCTATCGCTGGTGCCGCATCCGTCGCGGTCGTGGTCGAGTCAACGTCAGGAACGTGGACCGGGGCCGCGATGTTCATCGAATCCGCAGACCTCACCTACCCGGCCGACGGTGTCGTTACTGTCTCGACATCATTCACCGGCTCGGTAACATTCGCCGCAAGCGCATAAGGATAAGGGGAACCCATTATGTATCCACGACTAAAAATTGAGTCCGATAATCACGAAACAAAAGAAGTCGAAACCCTGCCCGTTGACTTCATGATGTATGAAGAACTAAACGGTAACCGTCCCACAAGCGAGCAAGCGATGCGCTTAACAATCGCCTACTTCTACCTCGAGGACAAAGAACCAGGGGACCTTAAAACCGTGAAATCGTGGGCACGTAAAAACCGGGTCAAGGTCGATATTCTTAAGGACGATGTAGAACCTTTTTAGAGGGTAGTCACGGCAGACTACTAATACGCCTAGCGGTGCGTACCGGCTGGACGATGGAAGACGTTAAGAAACTTAGCGGCCGGGAGGTCGTCACGATCATGGAGGAGTTAGCGTAATGGCTAAGCAATTCGATGCCTACATCGAAGGTCTAAACCCGCTACTACGCGACCTCCGAAAACTTGGCAAAGAAGCCGCCAAAGAGCTACGGCAAGCCTCAAGGACAATAGCCGATAGGCACATGGTGCCAGCGTTCCAAAACGCCGCGCTGAACGTCGGTGGGGAATGGGGCGATATCTTGGCATCAGACATTCGCTCAGGGCTCGACCGGCTCCCCAAAGTTTCGATCGGTAAGCAAAAGAAAGTAACGTCCGGTGGCGCATCCTCAAACATGTTGCGATACCCAACTGACACTGGCAACGCCCGGGACTCAAACGCACCATTTGAAAAAACAAACTGGATAGCAAAAGCACGAAGTTACCAGAAACCCGCCTTACAAGAGTGGGGCGAAGCCGTCGACCGTGTCGTCCGTAAATGGCCGGTGATGTAATGGCAGTTGGAAAAACCTTAACGGTTTACTTAGCGGCGGATCTAAAAAAATTCAACGCCGGAATGACGCAAGCCCAAGGCGGTCTAAAAGGTTTAGCGGGATCCCTAAAAAATATGCTCGGTCCGGCCCTTATCGGTGCCGGTCTCGCCGCTGGTGCGCTCGCCGTGAAACTAGCATCTGACGGAGTCAAAGCAGCCCTCGAAGATGAAGAGGCCGTACGTAGACTTTCCACAACCCTGGACAACCTTGGCCTAGCGCACGACCAGCCAGAAATAGAAAAATTTATTTACGGTTTAGAACGATCCCTCGGCGTGGCAGATACCGAACTCCGACCCGCCTACGACCGCCTGGTCAGGGCACTCGGTGACACGGGTAAAGCACAAGACGCCTTAAGCCTTGCCCTCGATGTTTCTGCCGGATCCGGTAAAAGCCTCGAAGCCGTAACGGACGCGATGGGTAAAGCGTACGAAGGAAACATAGCGGGCCTGTCCCGCCTCGGTGCCGGTATCGACGCCGCAACAATCAAAACCGGCGACATGCAAGTCATTACACAAGTATTGTCGGACACGTTTAGTGGGCAGGCCACGGCATCCGCCGACACACTCCAAGGCCGCATGAGAGTACTTAAAACAGCGACGGACAACCTAGCGGAATCATTCGGTAAAGGCTTACTCACCGGGCTAACTGACGCGACTGAGGGCACTAGCGACAT